TATTGCAAAACAATTTAATGAGTTTGTAACAAATAATGACTACACAAAGAGCGTACAAGATAACGTAGAAAAAGCACAAGAGTTAGCAAAACCTTATGCTGAAGCATATCAAAATACAGTAAAAGCTTTCTTTCCAAATTTAAAGAACGGAAAGTAATATGTTTCCATATAACCCTTGTGAAAACAAATGGTTATCTGATATTAAAAAAGGTGGTCAAGTTAATAAGAAACCTGGCCATCTTTTATCAGGTCAATCTTTTATAGATTATTTAAAACATAAACTGAATATGAATAATAACATTGATTTTGGATTTGGTTACACAGAAAAACACGATATACTAGTTAGAAAGGACGAAATATAATATGATAAGAACAATTATTGTTACCACTATATTAATACTATTAGCATTAGCAATTATAGGGGTTATACGTTCCGATAATACACAATTTACATTGTTAAAATCATCACCAGAAATTGATCGTAAAGAAAAGATAGCATTTAAGTTTATGTTAATAATGATAATACTTTTTGTATTATTGTTCATTACTTCTTGGTTCTAAAGAATTTACTTGACATTCTTTATAATATATGATATAATTATATTATGAACTCAAAAGAATTTTCATTACAAATAGAAAAGATAGTGCAAGAGAGAAAAGGCATATCTTATATGGATGCTATATTACGTTATTGTGAAGAAAACGAATTAGATCCTGGTACAGTAGCACCTATGATTACAAAAACATTAAAAGATAAGATTACAATAGAAGCACAGAATTTAAATTATATACCAAAAACAGGCCAGTTGCCTATATGATGAATATTTTTAATAAAAACTTTGATTTTTCTAAGGCAAAATTTATAAAAAATTTTAATAAAAATTTATTTTCTTGGAAAGAATTAAATTTACTATTAAATTTAAGGCCTTTCTTATCTACAAAAAGAGTTAGTGTTTTAGATATTCCTGAAGGGGGTTATAATTGGCCAAATCAATCTTGGTTATCTGATGTAAATACTTTTCCACCTGAATTATTTGATAGTATAATTAGAACAAAAACTTGTCTTATAATTGATTGTAGTAGAGTAAATCAAAAAATAAATAATCTATGTCAATTTTTGGAATTAATTACTAAAAAACCTACAGATGCTCATATATATTTTACATTGAATGAAAAAAGTAAAAGTTTTCCACCACATATAGATGAAAATAATAATTTAATAGTACAAGTAGAAGGTATTTCAAATTTAAAAATTTGGAAAAATGATACAAAATTAAAACCAGACATAGATATTATTTTAAAAAAAGGAGATGCTATGTATATTCCTAAAAATATATATCATCAAATTATAAGTTTAACAAAAAGATTATCAATAAGTTTTCCTATGTCAGAAGCTAATTTAATTAGATTTCAGGAAAGACATTGGATAAATGTTTAATTTATGTATGGTGGATTTGAAGTATTTAAAACTTACTTGGCAGTCAAACTACACTTTACAACAGATAGTTATGACTACCATAAATATGAAGGAAAAGTTAATTGTAAATTAGATACCTTTACTAAAAGAAATGATAGATATTTTTTTCACAAGCTCAGTACCAGATATAATCAGGATGATATATTGGGTTTTTTTGTTAGTAATTTTTTATCTGATAGTAACAAGTGGGTAGGGAGTTTAATAAGAAATGATGGTCAAGATATTTTCACAGATTGGAAGAAACGCAATGAGTCTTTTGAATACTATTTTAGAAGTGATTGTGTCCACATCTTTAATGATTTTAATGCTAGGCACCTTTCTTTTGATGATGGTTTTAGCAGCTTTGGTGGACAGCATCCTAGATTTTTTCAATTGGTTCTATCAAAAAAAATATCTTACGAAACTGCAATCGTTTTCAATAAAATCTTATCTTATAGTAAGTCTTGGAACAAACAGATTATTGAACAAGTGGTTTGGCCAATCCACGCCAAAAGGTTAAATAAATATGAACAGTTTGTTAAATATAATGAAACAAAATGTAAATTAATATTGAAAGAGATATTTGTCAATGTTTGAAACTAAAAAAAGAACAGTAATAAGAATGATAACTTACAGAATTACAGCTTGGCTATTCACTATAATATGGACATATATTTTTACAGGTAATATATTAAATTCTGCAGGTTTTGCAACAGCATTACATATTCTATTAAGTATTGATTATTATATACACGAGAGATTGTGGTTAAAAATAAAATGGGGAATAATAAAAAAATGAACGACATCAGATTAACAGAAATAATAAAAGACGTAGATAGAACTAAATTGCCAGACAATCGTTTTAATCCTTATATGGCTGCTGTAGATGGTTTTAAAGAAAACGAAAGTTGGATTAAAAAAGAATTTAAAACATTTGGTTTAAGACTATTGGTCAATATTGCAATTGCATTAACTTTAGTTATAATCTATTACATATACAGATAATGTCTAACGTCTTTTGTATAGGTAATGGTACAAGTAGAAAAGATTTCAACTTAGAAAAACTAAGACCTCACGGTAAAATATATGGTTGCAATGCTCTTTATAGAACATTTACACCTGATGTATTGACGGCCGTTGACCACGGTATTATGCACGAGATATACCATAGTGGTTATTGTAACAAGAATGAAACTTGGTTTAGAGATTGGAATAAAATACCTGCTGATCTATTTGATTCAATGTTATTTACTGGCTTAACACTAGATGATAGAGAGAATATCAAAAAATATGATATGATAATCCAAAATATTAGAACAGACGAAAAAGAATATGTAATGCACGGTGCTAATTTAAAAGGTCTAGTTGAAGTTTTACATAGAAAAGAAAATAAAAAAGAAAAAAAGTTTATTAATCACAATAGTTGTTGTGTTAGTTGGGTAAGAGATACTGATAAGACACACGATTTAAAAGAAGTAATGGTAAATGAACAAGGTGCTGCCATAGACCACGGCTGGTCAGCAGGCCCTACTTCTGGTTACATAGCGATTAAACAACATTCACCTAAGAAAGTTTATTTAATTGGTCACGATTTATATAGTGCCGATAATAGAGTAAACAATTTATATGCTGGTACTAAACATTATGTTATACCTGAACACAGTCCTACACCTTGTGTTAACTGGATAGATCAATGGAAAACATTATCAAAATGGAATTCTAATGTAGAGTTTATAAAAGTAAATGAATTTAATGATGACCGAGATAAGGTCAATGCGGCCATATCAGAATGGCACAGTATACCTAATATAAGATATATAAGTTTTGCACAGCTTGACAAAGAACTTGGTTTATGATATATTAATGGTATGTATATTAGAATATGAATTATTTAATTAATAGACTTGAAAAGGTGAGAGATAAACTGAGAAATCCTAAGGGTATTTCAGCTAAAGAATGGGCATCTCAACACAAAAAGTGGCGTGAAAAGAGTTATAAATAATACTGATAGCGATTATACAGCTAACACAAATACAAACATACGGAGAATACAATGGACTTTAATACATTAAAAACTAGTCACTCTAACTTTGATAAACTTACCAAAGCACTAGAAGCTAACCTCAATCCTGAGGATATTAATAAAACATCAAAAGACAAATACGCAGACGACAGAATATGGAAACCTGAACTAGATAAAACTGGTAGTGGTTATGCCGTACTTCGTTTTTTACCAGCAACCGAGAAAGAAGAAATGCCGTGGGTACGAGTTTGGTCACACGCATTCCAAGATAAAGGTGGTTGGTATATTGAGAACTCACTCACAACACTAAATCAAAAAGATCCTGTAAGTGAAGAAAATACAAGACTATGGAACACAGGTGTTGAATCTGATAAAGAGATAGCAAGAAAAAGAAAAAGAAAATTATCTTACTTCTCTAACATATTAGTTGTAAGTGATCCTAAACATCCAGAAAATGAAGGTAAAGTATTCATATTCAAATTCGGTAAAAAGATATTTGATAAGATTACTGAAGCAATGCAACCAGCATTTGAAGATGAAGCAGCCATTAACCCATTTGATTTTTGGAAAGGTGCAAACTTTAAACTAAAAATTAGAAAAGT